GACAACAACCCAAACCCTACTCAGGCAGACAGAATTGCTGGTGCTAAAATGAAAGCCAAAAAAGCAAAAAAAGGCGGAGTTACAGGTGCTATAAAAAAAATTAAAGGAATAGGTATGGCAAAGGGTGGCTTTAAAAATAAAACACCAATTTATTAAGGTGATGTATGGCAACTTCAGATTCAACTACTTTTGATCTCAACATCGATGATATCATTCAAGAAGCCTATGAAAGATGTGGTAAACGCACAAACAGCGGGTATGATTTAAAATCTGCAAGAAGAAGTTTAAATATTCTTTTCAGCGAATGGGGAAACCGAGGAGTACACTTGTGGAAAGTAGAACTAAAAGAACAACTACTGACAAACGGGACAGCGACTTACACAGCTCCAACGAATGCGAATGATATACTAGAGGCTTATATTAGCACAACTACAGGAACGACTTCTGCAACTAATGATGTATCTTTAACAAAGATTAGTAGAAGTGAATATGCTGCTTTACCTAACAAAGGTTCAACAGGACAACCTTCACAATATTATGTTGATCGACAAACCATTCCACAAATTACTTTATATCAAACACCCGATGCTTCAACATATACATATTTAAAATATTACTATTTAAAAAGAATTGAAGACGCTGGAGCTTATACTAACACTGCTGATGTAGTATTTAGATTTATTCCTTGTATGGTTGCTGGGTTAGCTTATTATTTATCTATGAAGTATAATCCACAAGTGGTTCAACAAAACAAACTTATTTATGAGGATGAATTACAAAGAGCTCTTGTAGAAGATGGACAAAGAACATCCGTATATATTACACCACAATCATATTATCCAACTAGATTATAAGGAGAAGAAAATGAAAGGACTAAGATTAAAAAAAGGCGGAGATGCAAACTTAGAATTTATAAAAAGTGTAAGTCCTGTACTAGCACAGTCTTACAGTGCGATGTTATCTAATATTAAGGATCCAACAAAACAAGATACTTTTAAAAGAAGAGCAGGACAACAAATTGCAGCTTACAGAAATATGCCAGAGGAACAACAAAAAGCGTTTGTATCTGAGATGACAACTAAATATTCATCGCCAACAAAAGAAACATTTAGCGATATTAATAAAAGTTTAGAGGGCAAATATAGACCTGTTTATCAAGTAGCAGCAACAAGAAAAAGTAAACCGACTGTTGCTAAAGATATTTATAAAGAATTAGGGTTAGCCAAAACAGGAGGAATAGCAATAAGAGGTAATAAATTTAAAGGTGTTTTTTAATGAAAGGTATGAAGTTATATAAAAAAGCTGCAGGAGGTTATCTGTCAGCTTTAGAGGAGTCTAAGCCTGAATTGTTTAAAACCATTAAAAATTATAGAGATAGATTAAGTGGTGGTGAACAAGAGACTTTTGATAAAAGAGCTAATATTCAATACGCTGCCACAATGAATATGCCTGCAAATCAAAGAGATGCTTATATAAAATCAATTGAAAAAGAATATTCCAAACCTACAGACGCACAATTTAAGCAAGTAAAAAGCAGTTTAGGACAGAGGTTTAAACCAACTTATACCTACTATTCAGTTGATAAAACTAAACCTGCAACGACCACTGGATATTATAGAGATTTATCAAAAGAGATAGCACAAGCAGAAAAAGATTTAGCAGGTTTAACTGTTACTGAAACTTCTAAAAGAATGGTGCCTCAATATGAAATGACAACTCTTCCTCCTGGATATGGAATAGCAGGTGCAGGTCAACCTACATATAAAATGGTGACTGAGTTACCAAAAGGTGCAGTATTAAGACAAGGACAATATGGTTCACAATATTATCAAGTACCAAAACAAAGGTCAGCCACAGATTTTGCTAGCCAAAATATGAATCCAACATATAGAAGAGTAGGTAGTAAACAGATTACAGACACAATTACACGAGCTGCAAAAGCTGGTGATAAGGAATATGATAAACAATCGGCTGCACTTCGAAGACTTCAGAGAAGACATGATAATAGATTTTTGTATCAGTCCTATCAACCATCAAAAGGTCTTACAGGACAAAATGTTTATTCAAACATTGGAATTGATAACGCACAGACAACTCAACCAAAACCTTTTGTAAATCCATACGCCTCCTTTGGTACATCTTACGGAACTGCAAAAAAAGGAGGAGCTGTTAAAATGAGTAAGGGTGGTAAAGCAGCTATTCGTGGTAAAAGATTTACAGGAGTATATTAATGGCATACGCAAGAGGTAAATACGCAAAAGCAATTTCAGATCGTTCTGGTATGGCTTTTCCTTATAATGAGATGGTAAGAGAATGGAACGGGTCTCTTGTTCATAAATCAGAGTATGAGGGTAAACATCCACAAATAAGAAGAAAGCATATTACTGCTGATCCTATTGCTTTAGCAAATGCTAAGAGTCAAAAATTTCAACAACCTATACAACCTTTTATTAATGATTCCACGGCAGATCAAACCATAGCTGATTCAGGAGGAGGTGGTCAAGCAGTTGTTAATTTAACTTTGCCAGGTGACTTTGCATTTAGAACAGATGGTTCAATGTCCTTAACTTCGACTGAAGCTAATCCGACTTACGGAAGTATGGTTCCAGATGATGGTTCCGCTGAAAATAGAAAAAGAGAATTAACTGCTGAGGTTGGTAATGTCACTGTTGATGCTCTCGTTATAACTCAAACTTTTGCTGTTACTGTAGTTGGAGGTAACCCTTCAAATCATCCATATCATAATGTAGGGTCGACTAACAAATTTGCTATAGATGGGTCTACAGCGACTGCTGATGTGACACTCACGTTTGAAGAGGGTAAAACTTATCGTTTTGACCAAAGCGATTCATCAAATGACGGACACCCTCTAAGGATAAGTGCTACACCAAATGGCACACATGGAGGTGGTACTGAATATACAGTAGGAGTTGTAACAAATGGAGTTGCAGGACAAAGTGGAGCTTACACACAAATCACTGTTGCAGTTGGTGCTCCTACATTATATTATTATTGTACAAACCATTCTGCTATGGGGTGGACAATAAACACTGAGGCATAGATTATGGCAATAACACATGCAAATTTTTTAACACAAGTGAGAAACTACACAGAAGTTGATAGCAATGTATTATCAGATACTTTAATAGATCAATTTATTAGAAATGTTGAATTAGATATCGCTGGAAAGGTTGATTATGACGATTTAAGGAAATATGCCACGACTTCAACTATCGCATCACAAAGATATTTGAGTATGCCCTCTGATTTAATTTATCTAAGATCTGTGCAAATAACCAACTCTGGTGTCAGAGATTTTTTAGAAAAAAGAGATACAAGTTTTATATCCGAGTATAACGGAGCGGATGCTACAGGTGTGCCTAAATATTATGCAAATTGGGATGATCAGAATATTGCAATTGCACCTATCCCAAATGCTGCTTTTACAATTCAAATTAATTATATTATTGATCCTCCTCATTTTACTTCAACAAACAATACTTTTTTGTCAACTTATCAGGACGCATTACTATTACATGGTGTTTTAAGTGAATGTTTTTCTTATTTAAAAGGACCGATGGATATGTACAAATTGTATTTAGACAAGTATAATGAAGAGGTTCAAGCATTTGGATTACAACAAATGGGACAAAGAAGAAGAGGGCAGTATGAAGAAGGAGTGCCTAGAGTACAAATTCCATCACCCTCGCCTTAAAACATGGAGATATTATGGCAATAACAACTAGTGTAATTTGTAATTCTTTTAAAAAGGAACTTTTTGAAGGAACACATAATTTTAAACAAACTGGTGGTAACTCATTTAAATTATCACTGTATACAAATAGTGCTGTTTTAGGTAAATCTACGACAAGTTTTACAACCGATGCACAAGTATCTAATTCAGGTCAATATACAAGTGGTGGTGGTGCTCTTGTAAATGGTGGGACATCATTATCAACCAATACTGCTATCGTTGATTTTGCAGATAGATCGTTTACGGGAGTGACTCTAACTGCAAGAGGTGCTTTAATTTATAATGACACAGCATCAGGTGACCCTGCTGTTTGTGTACTAGATTTTGGTGGTGATAAAACAGCAACGTCAGGTACTTTTACAATTCAGTTTCCTGCTTTTACTGCAAGTGCAGCTATTTTAAGAGTTACATAGAGTAGAGTATGTCCAATGGATGGGGACAACTTACTTGGGGTGAAGGTCTTTGGGGTCAGCAAGGCAACCAAATTGTATCGTTAACAGGTTTAGCTCTTACAACAAATTTAGGTGGGTTTACTCAAACAACTGTTGGTGAAGCAACGGGCATAGCTCTTACTTCATCTTTAGGGACAGCAGTAGGTTTTACAGATTTTGTAGCTGAGCCTAGTGGACTAAGTTCCACAATGACTTTAGGGTCAATAAACTTTTTTAATGATAGTATTGAATCACCTAGTGGAGTTGCGTTAACTACAGCAATGGGTTCTGTTACCACATTTGCGGATGTTGAAATGGCTATTACAGGATTTGATATTACAGCTTCTCTTGGATCTATTAATTTAATAAATTGGGCAGAGGTGGATGTGGGTACATCTGTCACATGGACAGAGGTTGATAGAGCTGCATAAATGATTTATAATGTGAACTAACATAAAGGAATAGTATGGCTTCAACATATTCAACAAGTTTAAAATTAGAATTACAAGCGACTGGCGAAAATGCTGGTACTTGGGGTGATAAAACAAATACGAATTTACAATTAGTAGAACAAGCAGTTGGTGGCTATGAAGAGGTATCGATTGCTGGTGGTGCAGGAACAACTGCATTAACTATGTCTGATGGTGCAGCCTCTAACGCACGAAATATGGTTGTTAAATTAACAGGAACAATTACAGGAAATAGAATCGTTACTGTTCCTGACAGTATGGAAAAAGTTTACATCGTTTCAAATGGAACTACTGGTTCTTTTACAGTTCAATTCAAAACAGCTAGTGGAACAGGATATACTTTTGTTGCTGCTGATAAATCAGTTAGAGTGTTATTTGCTGATGGCACCAACGTTGTTGATACAGGCATAATTAATACATCTTCAACAGACACACTTACAAACAAAACACTAACAACTCCAACTATTAATGGAGCTACGACTACAGGTAGTATTGCTAACTCAGCTACGATC